ATGGTGAACCTGACCAAAGCCGGGCGCCTACTCGTCAAGGAGAAGCTCCCCCGGCACTTCGGCCAGGCGGCGACCGGCATCCTGTTCCGCAAGAACACCGATCTCGTGCTGGCGCACGCGCTCGCCTGGTGGCTCGACATGCAGTCGACGACCATGCGTGACCAGTGCACGTTCATGCTCAACGTCAAGAACCACGACGCTTACGTCGAGTGGCTGCCAGGGCTGCACACCAAGAACAAGTGGTTCGACTACAAGCGAGGGCACCTGAAGTGAGCCTACTGCGAATTATGGCGGTCACCTGCGCGACCGGCGGGGAAGAACTCATCGCGATGACGGAGCGGTGCATCAAGGGTATGAGGGACAGTGAGCCTGAAGACGATGTCGTTCAGATGTCCTGCGTGTGGCAGGGGACTGATCGGAAGGTCAAGGACTGGCAGGCACTCCACAGCTACAGGCCGAAGAACGTCGGGTTCGCCTACGGGATGAATTTGGCGATCGACCTTGGAGTGAAGTACTACGGAGAGCCCGACTGGGTTCTTTGTTTCAACTCAGACCTGGAGTATCCCCACGAGGGTTGGTTGGAGAACCTCATGGTCATCGCCAGAAAGTCATCCAACCGCATCCTCGTCCCAGCCACCGACAGCACCGCCATCCGCGTCCAACCACGCGCCATCGACAAGCCGTCCTTCCCGGTTGAGGAGATGTCAGCCTACTGCTGGCTGGTCCCGTTCAAGTGGTGTCAGTTCCTCAAGCAGCGATACGGGTTCTGGTTGTTCGATGAAGACTTCGCACCTGCCTACGGCGAGGACAACTGGACCGCCTACCTGTTCGCCAAGGAGTTCGGCGCCAAGCCGTTCCGCTACGTGCCACGGTCATTCGTGAAGCACCTACGCGCACGCACGTCGCGCACAGTGAAGCATGACCGCAAGGCTAGCTCCGCTCTCTTGGTGAAGAAGCTCAAGCACGAGCTGGAGACCTACACCTTGTCCGCGCACCTGAAGCTCCGAGCGAAGAACTTGATCAAGGTGCTGACGCCATGACCGCTCTCATCACGCTATCCATGGCTGTGTATTCGCAACCCAAGATGCTGGACGTCTGGTTCAACACCCTGCGAACCTACAACCCAGCCGTGCTCGAGCGAATGGAGCTACTGATAGTTGACGACTGCGGTGAGATCCCTACAGAGATCCCAGATGACATCCAAGCCCTACTGCCGTGTCAGTTGTTCCGGGTGACGGAGAACATCCATTGGAATCAAGGGGGAGCTAGGAACCTCGCCCTCGACCAATGCAAGACGCCGCTGATCCTGTTTGTCGACCCTGATATGGTCGTTCCCCCGGACATGATGGACCAGATGCTCGCAGCAGGCCAATCCCTCCCCAAAGGCGAGGTGATCCGCTTCATGCTCAAGCACAAGGGTAGCGGCGTGCTGGATGGGTCATCGCCGAACACGTGGTTCATGCACGTCTCCGACTTTCTCTGGGCAGGCGGTTACGACGAAGACTACGCGGGGAACAAGGGCTGGTCGGACGTACAGCTACTCGACATCGTGAAGAGCTTCTTCAAGGTCCACCATCGTGCCGACCTGTTCGTCGACTTCTACAGCGTCAACGAAGTTTCCGATTCCATGGTAACATCGCTCGACCGCAGCCATGCCGCCAATCGCAAGCTGCGATTGCGCAAGCTCAGCTGGGTGAGGCGCAAGGGCGGCTGGAAGGCGTTCCTCAAGGCAGACCGAACCAGGATCCGGTTCCCATGGACGAAAATTCTTTAGACATCGACGAGATTCGCAGCGAGCGCATCAGGCGCCGTCGAGAGTGGTACTTGTCTGACGATGGGTTCCTCGACTTCGTCCGTGACTCCGGCGCCGCACCAGACTCCGTCTACGAGCCGCACGGCCGTTACTGCAACAGGCTGATTACGTGGAACGGCACTGAGGACCCCGACACTGGGATGATGAACTACCTGGGCAAGCTGGTGCTCTGGCCTCGTGGTTCATTCAAGAGCCAAGTGTTCAACGTCGGCCAGGCCGCATGGCTGATTGCGCGCAACCCCAACATTCGAATCCTGGTCTGCTCCGAGACTGGTCGGCAGGCGAAGAAGTTCGTCAAGGAGACGATGAGGATCATCGCGTCCGACTGGTTCAAGGAGTTGTTCGGCGAGCACACCCTGAGTGAATGGAAGCCTGGCAGCGGCACCTTCACCTCCTCACAGCGAACCTTGACCAGCTCGCACTCGCCAACCATCGCCGCAACCGGCGTAGGTGAGGTCCAGACGGGGTCGCACTGGGATGTCATCTTCTACGACGACATCTGTAGCCAGGAGAACACCAAGACCCCGGACAGCATCGAGAACCTGTGGTCATGGTTCGGCGAGACCAAGGCGCAGCTCGACCCAGGCGGCAAGCTGTTCATGATCGGCACGCTGCACCACTACTCGGACATCTACATGCGCATCATGTCGGACCCCGAGCTAGCCAAAGACTTTGAGATCTCCCGGCACGCATGGTCTGATCCACTGGTCGACCCAGAGCGTGACCAGAAGGACACACCCACAACCCTGTTCTTCCCCTCGCGCCTCTCGCGCACCTACGTCGCGGCGCAGAAGAGGTCGATGCCTGGTCGGATGTTCGCCTGCTTCTACGAGAACCAACCGAGAACTGGCGACCAGCAGATCTTCCTTCCCGAGTACTTCCGCACCATCCCCGACGAGAACGTCCCATCGGCAGTGTGGACCTACATCCTCACCGACTTCGCCTTCATCGCCGACGAGAAGAAGAAAGACCGCGCCGACCGCACGGTGTTCTGGGTGGTCTCCCTCGACGTCAACCGGGTCGCCTACGTGATTGACTGCGTCATCGGTAGATGGAAGCCAAGTGACTCAGTCCGCATCGCCTGCGACCTATGGAACCGCTACCAGTGGGCCAACCTCAAAGGCATGACGGTTGAGAAGACCTGCTACAACGAACTCCTCTCATCCGTCTTCGAAGAGGTACGTCGGCAAACCCACGTCATGCCGAAGTTCATCAATATCGGTGGCCGCAGCCAGGAGATCAAAGACATGCGGATCGAGGCAGCGGAGCCACGGTGGCGTGGTGGCGACATCTATTTCGCGCAGAGCCTCCGGGACAACTGGCGTAAGTGGAAGCCGATGTTCGACGAGATGACGCAGTGGCCGTTCAGCACCCATGACGACGTGCCGGATGCCATCAGTGATCTCGACAAGAAGGATGAGAGCAATCCGCACCATCCAATCTTCCACTGCCCATCACCTCCGCAGGGTTGGGCGTCCCACCCGGTTCGGCGATTCCAACCATCCATGATCAACGGGCAGTTCAACCCGGACTTAGGTTACCCAGCGCGAGAGACAACCAAGGCCAACCAACAGAGGCACGACATATGGGGATCACAATCCACCAGCCAGGACGCCAACCGACCGCCAGGGCAAAGCAGCAGTTTCTTCCAGTCGCCCGCGAAGCCGCCAACGCAGTGGCCGTGATTCTCGCCCGTGACTACGGCAACCACCCATGGATCCTGCAGTGCATGGATGGCATCCAGCAGTGCGTGCAGAACAGCATCCAGATGCTGTCCGGTGCCCCAGTCTCAGGCAACAACGTCAGCCTCAGCCAAGGCGGCCAGTACACCCACAAGGCCCGCACCGCCGAAGAACTCAAAGCCTCCCAAGAGCAAGCGGCGGTCGGTGGCTCAACCTCAGCCGCAACCGTTCAACAGCAGCAGCAGATGGCGCAGGCCGACGCCGCGCTGAATGCCGGCAACGTAGACATGTTCGAGGTACTCCAGCGTCAAGCCGGAGTCGCCGACCCTGCATCACAACAACCGGAGGCGACCAATGCCAAGGGAAGCAACGAGTGGATTCTTTGATTGCCGGCACTGCGGCAAACGAACCAAGACACAGGTAGGCGGCCAGCGATGGTTCTGCTCTCGATCCTGCAACAAGAAATACCTCGTCAAGGAGTCAGCCAATGCTCGATATCGTGATCGTGGCCCACAAGCCAAACTACCAGAGGATGGCCCACAGGTCGATCGACCCGAAGGGTAGCCCTTCGATCCGTGGCAGCCTGCCATCGGCCATCAATCTCGTCCCAGTGGCAGGCAAGGTGATCCTCTCGCTCGAGGAGGGCAAGCATCAGGACTTCGAGGCAGCGGAGGCCTACCTCGCGACTCAGAACCTTCCCTGGCAGATCATCCACAACACCGAGATCACCAGTTACTACGAGACTCTGATGCGAGGCCTCGAGCACTGCTCGCAAGCCATGGTCGCCATCATCCCTGCGTGGTGTGAGATCACTGACCCGCTCTGGGTGCAGCGTCTCACCTGGCCGATGAGCAAGGACGCAGGCTCGCTGCTCTGCACCACGGGTGAACAGGAAGGCCCAGCCAAGGACCTTGCGCCATTCACAGCCAAGCCTCGCAAGTGGCCTGGTGGTGACATCATCGTGGCACGCCGGGCGGAACTCGAAGGGATCCTCCGCATGGTCAACCCGGACAACCTCTACTCCAACCTGGCGACCGCCATTGATGCAGCGAGTTGGCGGCTTTGGAGCCATCCAGGAATTCGTTTCCAGAATCACCCCCATGATAACCACGAAGCACGGAAGAAGACTGGGCGGCAAGCGCAGCAGCCAGCCCCTAGTAGTCATAGCTGACGACTCCCGCCTGCTCTTCAGTGACGACTACCGCGCCGGGTGGCAGTGGGGGTTCCATGCGATCGGCTGCGAGGTCAAGGTCCTTGACATAGCGGAACTCCGGAAGAGCCTGACGATGGGTGGGATGCCGTCGCCAATGTCGATGGGGCGCAACTCGGCAGCGAAGCCGATCGCCGACATGATCGCCAACATGGAGCCTGACTTGGTGTTCGCGCACCATGGTCGCGCCGCATCGAACCGGATGTTCCAGGACCGACTCAAGGCTCGCGGCGTCAAGACAGCCGCATACCTCTGCGACGAACCCTATGAGACCGGCGAGACGGCCACCTACAGCCCAAACTTCGACTACGTCTTCACGATGGACCCCTGCACCGTCGAAGTCCACAGGCGGTCACGTAAGGGACGCTCGAACGTCTTCTACCTCCCACCCGGCGTCCACACCGACAGCTTCCAACATCGCCCCTACTTCGATGAGAAAGACAACTCGATCCGGGAACTCAACGCGCTGTTCATCGGCAACGGGACCCTCACCCCCAGACTGAAATACTTCGAGCCCGTGGACCGCATCGTGCCGGGCGCTGTATTCCACTACCTGAAGCGGACGGTCAGCAAGGCCAACAAGAAGGATTGGATCCCCTACGACACGCATCCGAAGTGGTATGCGAACTGCAAGGTCGGCCTCAACGTCCACCGAGCCCCTTGGATCACCAAGGAGTGCTTCGAGCGCCGTGTCCTTGCTCGCCCCAAGTCCTTCGGCGTCCCGCCCGGCCTGACGCTGTGCACCAAGCCACCATCCCAGGGTTGGGGCACAGGCTTCTGGAATGACGGCAACGTCCCAGCCGCTCACATCAACCCGCGCTTCTTGGAGATGGCCGCCTGCGGCACCCTGGTCGTCTCGGACAACCACCGCAGCGAGCTGGCGCGGATGTTCCCAGGAGCGCCGCAAGCCAGCGACCCGGATCACTACCTCGAGTTGGTCATGCACTACCTCGAACACCCCGAAGAGGCTGAGGCCATAGGTCGCAAATGCTCGATGCTGATTTCGTCCCGGCACACCTATCGCCACCGCGCGGCCGAGGTTCTAACCCGAGTTGGCTTACAGGGGTCGCTGCCGGAAAAGATGTACACATCTTTGGGAGTGCCCCAGGATTGGCTCACTCCGCAGGACTTAGCGCCGCCCGAAATGAGATCAGCATCGGAACAAACTGGGTCCTCCGCACGTTGGAGCCCAGCCTTTGGTGCTGCGTGGACAAAGCGGTCTATCTGTCCGAACGACATGCAGTCGGTAGATGCTCCGACTCCATGGTTACTTTGATGAACGAAAGCATCTTCGGCGGCGGTGTCTTTTCGATGCGCGGCGGCAAAATGCTTAGGCAGGTAGGCTCAAGGCTTATCGAGCCGTATCTAATCAGGATCGCCAAGCCAAAAGGTACCGTCCTGTTCCCCGATGGCGTGCGTCGCAACGGCGTGTCGGAGCCATACATGCCGGAGACTCTCTCTGAACCGTTCCACCCCACAGGCAACTCGATCGGCTATACCATGCAGCTCGCCCACCTGATGGGGGCTGGGAGGATCCTCCTGCACGCCTTCACACTGCGGAATGGATCGCGCTACGACTTTGGGGACCTAAACCCGATAACCAAGCGCCCTCCCGTGTATGATCTTCGCAGGGCACTTGACTGGTTGACCTGGTTCGAGTCAAAGTGGACTGGCAAAGCGATGCTTGTCCCTGGATGGGATGGGCCAATTCAGGACGTCCTTCAAACCATCAGCCTAGATGAGCTACTTGGAACCAAACCGAAAGCCCAGGAGTGGCTCCTGTAATGGGTGATCGAGGTGGGCTAGACGGACTGACGATCTCGCAGAACCCAGGCACCGCTGGTGGCAATCGCGGGATGGGCACCTACAAGAAGCGGAAGGGCGTGGAGCCCAACTACGCTCCCTACACTCTCACTGAGCTTGGCGCAGGAGATTCCACACCAGAGAGGCAAGCGCGCCTCTATGAGGAATCGGTTGGTCACAAGAACCTCGCTGGGAACGCTGAGATCTCCGAGCGTGCCAAATACGCCGTGCTCGCAGGGCTCAAAGACGTGTTCAACGTCATGGAGTTCCTTCGGAACAAATGGCTCGTCCTCTATCGCCTCTATCGCGGCGAGACCGTCAACGAGTTCAGCTACGGCCGACTTCCCCTACACTCCCCCGAGCCGTTCAAGATCGTCGAGACGATCCAACCCCAGATCTTCCGCACCCTGTTCGGCAGCGAGCAGTGGTTCCGGCTCTACGCGCAGGCGATGGAGCACGACGACAACTCCAAGAGCCAGGAAGCCATATGCCGACAGCAACTCCGGGTCATGCAGCATGGCCAGAAGGCATCCCGTGGCATCCGCGACGGCCTGATCTACGGCACACAGATCCAGAAGCTGTGGTGGAAGCAGGAAGTCGATGAGATGACCTACCGGGTCGGCCGCCGCCGTCCCGACAAGTCGATCCCCGGCGGCAGCAAGGTTGAACTCGAAGAGGTCAAGTCCGAGGAGTTCACCTTTGACGGCAACTTCATGGAGAACGTCTCCATCTTCGACTTCCTCACCTCCCCGAACGCCAGCAGCATCGACGACGCCGAGTGGGCTGCCGACCGCTCCATGTGGCCGGACTACAAAGTCAAGGAGATGGGCGAGCTAGGGCATTGGGTTGGTCTTGAGGCGCTTCGAGACCACCCTGGCTCCAACGACGCATCCTTCGGTGACGAGTTCAAGGAGCGCAAGAGCTACGCATACGGCGTGTTCGACCCACGCGAGGCGTCTGCCGCCCCGCACGTCCCGCACTACGAGGTAATCGACTGGTGGGGACCTCTGGTCATCCAGAAGAACGACGGCTCCTACGTCACCAAGCAGTGCAACGTGGTTGTCATCGAACCATCCTCGCTAGCCCTGGTCGTCCGCATCACCGAGAACCCCTACTGGCACAAGAAGAAGCCCTACCAAGCATGGAAGCCGATCGACCTGGAAGACGAGTTCTACGGGATCGGGGCGATCGAGATGATCGCCAGACTCTCCCGCGAGAAGGACGTCAAGCGGCAACTCCTGATGGCGGCGACGCAGTTGGAAGCGAACCCGATGTTCGAGGTGAGCGACCAAGCGAACATTCCAGATGGTCAGTTGATCTTGCAGCCTGGGCTGTGCTTGCGCGTCCCTGTTGTGGGGCAGTCTATAGCCCCTATACACGTCCCGAAAGTCAGTGACTCCGCCCTCAAGGCTGAGAACCAACTCACGGTAGATATCCGTGAAACCGCCGGTACCAACTCACCCTCCATGGGCGCCCAGGACCCATTCGGTGGTGGCGGCAAGACGGCAACCCAGCACACCTCAGAGATCGACCAGGGCAAGCTACGTCTCAGCCCGATGATCGCCAACTACGAGATGCAGATCGTTGAGCCGATGCTCAACCAGATGACCTGGAACAACCAGCAGTTCCTCAGCTACGAGCAGGTCGTGCGTGAAGTCGGCTCTGCCGGGCTCAACTACACCGACCGCTACACCATAGGTCCAGAGCAGCTGATCGGCCGCTTTGTCGTGCAGCCGCTCGCCTCCTTCAAGCTCCTGACCAAGCAGACTCAGGTCCAGCAACTCGTCAACCTGCTTGACCGCATCCCGATCTTCGCGCAGACCTACGGCCCACAGTCCATCAACGGGCCAAAACTGCTCGCTCACGTCCTCGAGTTCGGCTTCGACATCCGCAATGCCGGTGAATACGTAAAGCAAGCACCGGACGAATCTGAGCTTCTCAGCGCTATGCAGGAGCAAGAGCTATGGTATCACGCGAACGTCCCCCCAGTGAGGGCGGACGACAACCACCTGCGCCATGCTCTTGTCCACTTGGAGGAGATCAAGGGGGAACGGTTCGAGGCCCTCTACAAGCACGATCCTGGCTCTGCAGCGAAAGCGCGTGCCCACGTTGCGGAGCACCTACAGATTCTTGCCATCACTCAGGAGCAACAGGAAAAGCAGATCATGGACATGCAGCAGGTCGCGACTGCGATGCAGATCCAACCACCCCAGTCGATTGGTGGCATGGGCGTCGATGGGGCGGCAGTGAATATCCCTGGCGCTGGCACCCCCGATCAGCAACCTACGTCACCGAAGGTCCGTCGCAACGAGATGGAGCGTGGTGAAGGCAACAGCGCCGCGACATCCGAGTCCCTATCTGCGTCCACCCAGAACGCACCCAACCCAGGTGCAACCTAATGATCTCCGAGAAGCTCAAATCATCTGACAACTTCTGGATCACGGCCGACCGTGAGAAGGCTGTCCGGATGCAGCTCGATGCGGACATCAACAACCTGAAGGGGACGATCAACCTCGCCAAGCGGATTATCGCTCTCAAAGGCAACGCTGGGTGGGACGACTTCGTCAAGGCTGTGCAGGACTGCCGGATTTACCGGCGCCAAGAACTCGAACTGTCCTCCGGCTCTAACTCAGAGCTACACATCCTGCAGGGCAGGTGCCGTGAACTCGGTGCCATCATGTCCCTGATGACTCAAACTGAAGATAACACCAGGACCCTCGTCGGTCGTCTCGAGAGCCTGGAGAAGGAGCGCGCGCTCTTCGTAAAACCAGACGGCAGAGTGAAACCACAAGGGATTCAATCATGAGCAACAACGCAACACCCGGCGCCATCAAGGCGAAGGAAGGCGACAACGCCTGCGTCCTGAACCGCGCCAGCGGTTACTCCAAGACCATGTCGGCCTGCGAGAGCAGCGTCAAATCGGGCCACAGCGCCACCGACATGAACAACAAGTGGACGAAGACTCCGGGCAGCGGGCTCGGTGGCAACGTCAATGGATACGGCAAGTAGCGGTTTGGGTGGGCGCCCAAAGTCCACCTACCATTGCTCTGTAGCCGACTCGGGCCGGCACTACCCCGCGCTGAATCAGTGGAAGTCGCGCACCGCAAAAACAGATGACCCAATTCGAAGGACAACAGCAACAGCAACAGTCCGCTTTCAATCAGCGGGCCGATAATGCGGCGTTGAATCTCAAAGACCAACTTGGTCGAGAGATCAGTGCGCGTACCGGGGAGCGAGTGGTCCTACCACCAACCCCTGTGCCAGTGAATGCTGATGGCAATCCTGCAGGACCGCTTCCACCAGAGGGGAGCTATGCACGCAATCAGATGGAGGCCGAACAACAGCAAGCCCAGTTCGCCCCTCATCCGCAAGCAGCACCTGCCATGGGACAGCCACAGCCTGAACCGCCGCATCAACCACAGGAACAGACATCGCAGAGAGCACAGGAACGCATTACGTCCCTCGTCTCCCAACTTCGATCGAAGGACCAGGAATACCAGCAACTGCAACAGGCACAGCAACAGCACGCCACGACAGCGGAGGAGTTGCGAGCGCAGCTCACCGCCCAAAAGGCGATGATGGAGCAAGTGCTAGAGCAGAACCTGGACAGCCTGGATCCGGAAGCCCGTGCGCAGGTAATGGCCGACGCACGGATCCGGCAAGCCCAGGCGCAATCTGAGCAGAGAATCATGCGGCAGATTGCGCCCCAGCTGGAGGCGCTACAGACGCGCAATCTCCAGCTTGAGAAGCAAGGCTTGAGTGACACCTATAGGGCGTATGACCCCATGGTGCACGACGTCCTGATCGACCAGTTTAGGACGAGGAACCCAAACACTTCGGTGGAGCAGGCGTTCCGGGCAGTAGCTACTCATGATGAATTGACTGTTGGCGAGTATCGGTCGGCACACGCACCACCGCCATCTATAGCGCCGGGAAGTGGTTCAGCCACGCCCCGCTACGTCCCCAACCCGACCAACCAGCCAGACCCGATTCAGCAGATCCGCGATGATGCCGCACGTGCGGCGGAACTCGCTCGGTCCACTGACCCGTACGACCAGAAGCAGGCAACTCGCCTCTGGAACAAGAATCTCGCTGATCGGGTGTTCGGACAGTAGCCGGGCATGTTGAGCTACCGGATGTAGTCAGTGGTTGGTGCGGGAACCTTCACCCAAACCAACAACAACATGACTTTCGTAGCCAACACCTCGGTGTTGAACTCGTTCGATGTAGGTACCGGCAACCGGGAAGACCTACTCGACATCATCACCAACATCTCCCCGATGGACACGCTGTTCCTCTCGAACTTCGAGAAGGTCCCAGCGAACAACATCACCCACGAATGGCTCGTCGACATCCTGGCGACATTCGGCGATCCGGACGTCGGCAACACCGACGTCCAAGCCGTGGCGGAAGGCAGCGATGCCGACTTCACCACGCTCGTGCCGCGTAAGCGGCTCTG